GAACATCGAGCGGCGATTTTGCATTTAACGCCGTTTCGAGTCCGCTGGTTTTAGCAACTGTCAAAGCCCCGTCCGCAATGGCCGAAACCCCGCCGCTGGATGTGACGGGGCCGGATGTTAGGTCGCTAGAAACTGCGATGTTACCACTTCCCAGAACGCTTGACCCGTTAATCGTTTTGATGCTCGTCCCGCTAACCAATGCCGCTTGATAGATAGTATCAAAATACGTCTTAAGAGTAGACTTGACCAATGACCATAGCGAGTGCTTAGGCGCATCGGTCGCGGCACTATCCAAGATGGCAATCTTGTCGCCGTCCGCAATCGTGGCTTTGTTGGTTGAGAAATCAATGCCGTCACCTTTTGGACCTTTCGGCCCGCGATTAATCACAATAGTCGAAATCATACAAATGGCGTGTTGGTTTGCTCAATGATAAGCCTGACAGGACATGACCAATAATCATTTCCGTCAGAGTCAGTTGCTCGGGTGTCATAAAAGTAAAGGCCGGGTTCGATTAAATCGGTGTTGTAGCTACCTACGGGGATTCCATCGACTAGCGAAATTGCAACGTCGGCAATGGTTTCGCCGCCTGTTGCGTCCTTGCAAATGCGGCAACCGAAAGACCATGTTTCATCCACCGCGATGACCTCACCATCGGTGTCTTTCAACTCGATGCTAATCCCGAAGGTTTCACCTTGTTTGATTCTATCGGTTTGCATTAGGCAGTTTTACCAATAACTGTGATTTTCATGTAAGTGCTAGCCCAAGTGGAAGGGGTAAACGTGTAGGCTGTTTCGGTATCTACTCCAAGCAAATTGGAACGAAGCATAACCTCGCCAGACTTCATCGTGAAAATATCTGTGCCGGTTCCGACCGCTCCGATTGCGCTCCCGCCGCCGCCAAAATGCTCAATCAAAATTCCGTTGACGGTCGCCATTGTATCAAGAGCAATACCTTCAAAGTCCGTTGCGTCATCGTAAATTTTCACACCGTCAGAAACTACGCCCACAGTGGTATTTGAAGACGTTCCGGCGGTTGTAATGCCGGATGCGGTTCCAGTTGCGAGCGCGATATTCAAACTAGAGTCATTGGCGGCAAACAGATTAAGAGTTCCGCCGGGAACGGTAAACGTAGCGGTGGGTTTGCGCGTTGCTACGATTGCGGTCCCTGATCCTGAAGCTGTATAAAGCGCGGTAAATGCAGTGTCAGCATTAAGTGCTGTTCGAACTTTAGCCGCCCAAAATGTAGGCGTGTCGGATGTTGCAACTGCTACGGCGTAAGTTTTAGGAGATCCGGTCATGCCTGTTGCCGTTACAACTACTTCAGCATTTCCACCTGTCGTGACGGTTCCCGCTGCCGTTGCCGTTTCTACTTGCGCGGCTCCAGCGACAAACGCGGTTGATCCGGTTGTAGCCCCTGAGGATGGGAATATTGTGAACCCGTCGCCCGTTCCAGCAAACACAGCCATGACGGAATATGCTACGTTAGCATCTGGAAACGATACGCCCGTATTGCTTGCGCCGATTTGGACTGTGCCGATGACATTCGAGCTTGTAGGTGTGGCCTTTACATTCAGGCCAAAAGTTGCTTTTGCGGATGTGAGATTCATGGTGATTGTCCTTAAAGTTGAGGTTGTGTCAAAATTCTATGGTTGATACGTGTTAGCCTTGACGGGGTGATTAATTAGATTTCGATCAACGATGATTCGTTCCTCAAAAGCTTTCATTGTTTGCCCGGTATGATGCGGGTTCCGCTGGTCGAGATTGATGCGCCCTAGGGTGCCTCCTGCGCGTTTGATGACGCTGCCCACAACTAGCTCACCGTAGCACTCACGGGTTTCCTCTGCGCTCTCCAGGATCCATTCAAAACCGCGTCGTGAGATTCGATAAATCGCGTTGAGGTGAGTAATGTCTGCCCATGGCATGGTGCCTTGGTGCGTCCATCTTGGATTCCTAGCCGTCTCCTTTCGCGTCCGGTAGCAGTTAAATACGCCATCGGTTTGATTTTGGGCATGAGATGCAAACAATGCTTTCCACCGTGACTGAGATGCGACACAATCCGATTCGATAACCCAGTAGTAATCTGCTTCAATCCCGAGCTGATGAATTGCCGCAATCGCCAGTTTTCCAGATGCGTGCAAACACCTTTCTGGGTAGGGAATGGACATGTCTGATTTCATCCAATTATCAGGCACTCTTATCGGCGTAAATCCGGCGCAAGGCTTATCATCGGGGGTAATGCCTATTACGTGCGCGTGAGCGTCCTGCAAAGCCTTTAGCCTCGCCGTGTAGCCCCCTACGTCCAAAAGTATGACTTGCTGCTTCATGTGCTTGAGCTTCCTCCTGATCCGTCGCATCCGACTTGAATGGTGCTGAATCCGCTGCTTGTGATTTGTCCATCTTTCCAATCAAACTGCAAAAGGACGTTGCCGTCGCAATCAACAAATGTGATTCCGCCCGTCCCGCCTTTTTTGTTGTCGAGATACTTGAAGTTATCCATCAAATCCTTTGCTGAGATGGAATACGGATAGCCTCCATTGACCGCAGGTGGGCGGCGGACTCTCTCTTCGAAATCTACGGGTAAAGGCATTGGTTAGGGTTCCTCGTAAACGCTCACAAGCGCCACGGTTGGATCAGTTTCCACTTCACGGGTCATTTGAATTTGGTATTCTACATACTTGCCGTAGAATTGCTGGCCGCTGATTTTCACAATCGGGTCTTTGATGTAGATGCTAAGCTTAATGTTTGGATCGCCGGGAACGTCACTTTGTAGCTCCAAAATGTATTGGCGGCGGAATGATCTATCCGGAAGCGCATCTGCTTCGACAAAGATTGCAGAGTTCTGGTTGACCCCTCCCACTGGCGGAAACTGAGGGGGAAGGATTATGTTTTGGCCTGGAGTCAGTGAAACCGTAGTCCATCCGATTCGTTGGATATTAAACGGCAAGCGGACTTCTTCCGAAACATTGATTGCCGCTGGAGTCATTACGGTTCCAGTGGGGACTGTGATCTTTCCCGTTGCCTCATAAACTGAGAACGTGATGTTTCCCCCTGCATATAAATACTCCTGCTCGATCTGCGTTAGCGCAAGATCAGATAGGTCTGAGTTTCTGCGCCCGTATGCGGAGACTCGGTATTCGGTAAACCCGTCCTCACGCTCAATCTCGTTTACATCAGGATAGATAAACAGCCCCTCCATGCTCGGGTCTTGATTTCCGTCCGGCATCGGGTTTGCAACGGCACAAATGGCGCGATGGCTTTCCCTCGATGCCGTTTCTCCCAAGTATGTTTGATCGACCCGCACAAGTCCACCGGGGAAGTTTTGGACTGATCGCCCTGGTTGCGCGATTAGCTCGCCTGGTCTTGCTGTGAAAATGCTCATGCTCCTAGTGCTCTCTGTGGTAGTTTCGGCTCGATCTTTTCAACCGCTTTCTTGATGGCTTCAACGGCATCTCTGATCTTGGTCATGACCTGATCGTTTTTGATCGCGTCATCCTTAATCTTTTCGCGCTTGCCGTCGTTATCAACCCCGCCTTTGCCTTTACCTGCTTTTTCGAGGAGTTCTTTTCGGATTTCAGCGTCGGTCTTTCTAAAAGTATCAATTCCCTCTTGCTTGGCGATGTCCTTAATTGACCTGCCAATCTTACTGTCCCTTTGCTCAAAATCTTCCTTTTCTTTGCCTTTAAGTAATCGGCTTTGATTTTTGTCTTTTTCACCAAATCTATTACGGATGTCTGCTTCTTCCTCCCTTTTTTTGAGTTGCTCAGATACCCTCTCAGCTTTCTTGACGTTTCCAGATGATAGAGCTTCATCGGCTTTCTTTTGTAGCTTACCGCCGGGATCAAGCTTTTCCTTGGATTGATAGTCGGCAATGCGTTTCATTATCTCTTCAGATAGTGATAGCGTCCGCATTACTGACCCGGCAGCTTCTTTAGTGGCAGCGGCAGCTTTCTTCATCTGCTCATGAAAATAATTGCCTGAGACTTTGTATTCCTCTAAAGACTTTACGCCGTCCATCACGTCAAAAGTCAACTCAGGAGCCTTTTTGTTAATCTCGTCTTGCAGCCTTGAGACGTTGGCAAGATCATTGGTTAGATCAAACAAGGGATCGGTTGATTGATAAGCTTGCTGGAATGTTTCAGGAAATTGCTTTGCTGCTGCAATCAAATCTCTTTCAATATACCCATCACTGAAAAGATTGCCTATCAATTCCTTGGTCTGGGCAATTCCGTTTTCAGTTACCTTGATGTTGTTCTCAATGTTTTTCCGAGCGTCCCCAAAAAGTCTAGGGAACATATCAGAAATTGCCAATGCGGCATCAAGCATCCCCCTTTGAAAATTTTTAGACAGCATGTCGATAGCTAGATTGGCTCCAATCCAAACCGCGCTTTCTGGTCCAATTACCTTTTTGAGAAATTCAGACGCTGCCAAAAACGATGCTGAAAGATTCTTGTAAATTTCATTTGCCGTCTGCTTGGCTTGCAATTTAATCGAAGCAAACGCCACCTCGAAAGACAAAGCAAACTCGCCACCTTTTAATGCTTGGAGCGATGCGGAAAATCCATTCATCGCCTCTTGCCCGCCAACAAATGCGGCGGCAAGCCTTTGACCTATTCCAGCGGCGTCAACTTGTGCTAGGGCCGTGGTGAATAGCTCTAGGGCCGGGATGGTCTTATCTAAAACCCCTGCCGCAAACTCAGTAAACTTGCCCTTGATTACAGTAAGCTTGTCGGATGCGGTATCAAAAGCGCCGCTGTTCTCGTTCATAATCGAAACCATGCTGCCCAGCTCTAGTCTCGCATCGCCAACGCTGTCAGAGAAGTTCATTAGCAGCGGCAGCAACTCACCGCCGCTCTTCCCGAAAACAGTCATTGCAAGCCCTGCCCTTTGCGCCGGGTCAGCAACTCCCGTAATGGCCTTGGCAAATGCCTCAAGCTGATCGACTGGAGCCTTGTTGCTAAGGTCTTTCAAATTCAATCCAAGAGCGGCCAATGCCTCATTGTTCTTTACGGCACCTCCAGCGGCATCGGTTAGAAACTTCTGAAGCTTGTTGATCGTCGGACCTACTTTTTCCGCGCTAGATCCGGCGTTTGAAAATGCACGTTCGAGCAATAGCATGTTGCCAGCTGATTCGCCAGTCCTGCCAGCTAGGTCGTTCAATCTTCCGCCCATGTCTAGGGCCTCTGCAAATGAATCAATAGTGCCTTTCGCGGCGTTGAAAGCCAGTTTAACGGCTCCGATGCCGACAGCTAGACCAGCCCCGGCAGCGGCCATGCTCTTAAAGCTCATGCCGAACTTGTCGCTCGTCTCTTTGCTTTGCGTCTCGACCTGCTTCAAATCCTTCTGGACCTTGTTAAGGGTGCTTGCAAGATTTGTGTCAATGGCTCCGACTTTTACAGTTACGTCTGACATGTCAGTTAGTCAATTTTCGAGATGATTTGCGCGGTTGCGGTTGCGGCGTTTTTGCGCTCTTTCAAAACTTGCCTGATTAGCCTTCGCATCGACTTAATCATTTTCACCCTTGTATTCCCAGTAGCTTCATCTTGCTGCGATTTTGTTAAAATCCGTGAAAGCCAAGGTGTAGTATTAGTCATGACAAAATGAGGATTTGTCTTGTCATCCAAGTTGTTTGCAACGCGGCCATTTTTGAACTTCTTTTTTTTGGCAAATGCCGGAATGCCTCGTGCTCCATCACCCTTTACACCTCCGATTTCTCTAGCACAGTGCGCCCATCCGCCTTTGCTGTATCCAATCATTCTGGAAACTTCATCGACATATTTGCCAAGATCGGATTTTGCATAATTGTAAACCGGATATGACGAAAGTGATCTGCCCGTTGTCTTACTTCGATTGGATTGATGAGCCGCTTTGATGTTGCTTGAACCAGTAGCTTGAAGAAAATTTGAAATGTTTAGAATGGTCTTTGTTCTTACTAAAAGCTTTGCAATGACTTCGTTTGATCCAGAATTTACAACCTCTTGCATCCATAGTCTGAGCTTTTCATTTCTTAGCCCGTCCGCTTTTTTTCTTAAAGTTTCTTCGTCTTTTACGGGCTTTAGAATGTCTTTTTTAAGATGATTTTTGCCACGCTCAACGATTGATTTGGCAACACCCTTTCCCATGCTGAATGGCTGGGTTCTATTTGCTAACTCAACGGCACAGATTCGAGCATGTTCACGGACAAGATCGGGAATGCTTTTCCCTGTTAACGCGGAAAAGTTTTTGAACAACTTGCGGAGTTCAGTCGTGTCGATCTCTACCGATTGTTTTGCCATTATTTTAGCCTTTCGAATGCCTGTTCAATGATAGTCATGGAGTCAAAAGATTCGGCGTTGCTAGTGCTGTTCCATACTCGATCAACGCCGTGGTAGTAGTCATCGCAATGGATCATTTGCAATCCGACAGCGTAGGGGATGCTCATGATTTCTTCTAGTCCCCAGCGGGTGATTTGGTTGACGCGATAAACGTAACTAGCCAGCCAGCCAGGGGTGTTTAGTTTCCCGCGTCCGTCGCGCTTCCCGATTCCTTGAGGGTTGAGGAGCTGGTGAACCATTCGAGAACTCGCTCATTCATAAGCGCGGACATGGATTTGAAATCTGCTTCTGATGGATTGTGTTTTTCCATCCATGCGTCAACGGCTTCGATGAAGTCATCGGCATTGTTTACAACTGCTCGAATTTGCTTTCGTGGCGAGGTGTGAAGGTATGCAAAGGCGAACACCCGCCAAACGATATCCATCTTGGAATCGTCAAGGACGTTGTTCCGTTGCATCCAGCTTACAAGTAGGCAATCGGTGGGCGCAAAGGTCATCCCGGCAATGTCAATACTGCCGCTTTCCATGGCTTTACCGCGCATGATTTCATCATCTGTCATTAGTTCTTCATTCATAGTTTTATAGGAGTTTGGCGACTTGCGCCTTGGTTTCTTCTGATGCGAATTCTGAGATTGAGGCCGTGGATTCACCCTTGGTTACAATGACCCTGCGCGGCATAGATCGAATCTCTGAAACGAGTTCATCGCGACTCGCCGCATAGCATCGCAGGTAATTGGTAACGGCCTTGTAAAATAGCTTTTTCTGATCCGGCGTGAGCTGGTCAACTAACTGCTTTTCGTGATCGGCCTTTCCAAGCGCATCTGCCCCCTTGGTCATGTCGTGATAGATGGTGCCAGCGACTAATCCATCTGGTCCCGCTGAATCAAAACAATATACGATTGATTCCGATCCGTCATCCCGATGCGTTTGCGAACTTGGGGTTTTAGTAAATCCGAACGTGGCAAGTGCCGTCGCCACCTTGAGATTAGTAGTGTGAAATACTGTCTTTTGGATATGTTCTTTCATAATGTATTTGCCTGCCAAACACCGGGCAGGCTCGGGTTGTTTAGATTAGGATTGAAGGGTCATCGTGGATTCGTATTGAGTCACGTCCACGGAGATCTTTTTGAACTCGCCCTGTGCCGATGTTTCGCTAACGGAATCAATTAGGATGGTTCCGCCGGAAAGGCCAAAATTGCTGGTGTTGTTGGCGAGGGTAATGAGGTTAGCTACCTCAAGATCGACCGATCCATTGATAAATCCATCAAGTTTGATCGCGGCGGTCTTGCCCGTATAGGCTACGGCAATCACATTGCCTTCTGCATCCATGATTTCGCTCTTCTTCGTGTTAACTTGGCGAGAGTAGCCAGTAAGAATAAGAGCGGTTTCGTTGACGATGCCAAACTGAGTATCAGCGGCAGCGGTTGAGGTGTAGATTGTAGCGGCCATAATGGTTGCGGTTCTTAAATTGGTTGAGGTGTCAAATTTCGATTACTCCAAGCGTAAGCTCTGCGGATGTTGTCCATCTGCCGTCGTCTTGCTGATCATTCCATTTGTTGAGTTCCGCTCCTACGCATTGCGCATCTTGCGGAAAAAAGCCTGTGAAGTTATCGGCTGTTTTGATTGCTGCCTTGAGCTTGGCGACTAGATCGGCGTGAGTTTGAAAGCTGTCCTCGATGATCTCTGGAGTGGAGACAATAATCTGGACGGGCGAGACGTATAGCGTGTTCGCTGGTGAGTCAGTTTCGGCGGCAATCACGTAGATGACTGGGTAATCGTTTGGGATTTCCTCGTCGGTTTGGCCTGCATGGATATACAATCCGGCAAACTCAGCCAGCGACTTAAGCCAATCTGTCAGCGATTTTTCAACAGTCAGATTCATAGCTTTGATCCTGTTTGCAGTATCACCACGTATTCGCCAGGGGTGCTAATGGCGTCCTTGAGTTCATCGACCGTGTATTTCCTGCCGTTGATTGTCATCTGCTCGCCACGGGCCGGGGGAGTGGCAAGGGAGGCTTGCAAGATCCTCGCCGTCTGTTCGCCGCTAGCGGACCTGCCCCCGGTGTCCAATTCAATCCCTACGCGGATTCCAGATAGACGAGCCTTTACCGTCACGCCTCGGAATGTGATATCCACGCCAAGAGCGGCATCTTGCACAGTGGCCGCTTTGAGTCGGAATGAATTGATCGAACTTGCCAGCATTTACTATGGCGAGATGTCAAAAGAAACCCGCTCCCTCGTTAGAAGAATCGGGCCTGGGTTACAGTAGGCAGTGAGTCAGACGGTAAATTAGCCCATCAGGGTGGCGACATACTCTGGCTTCCAGACTTTGACGCCGTAGAATGCCATAATCTTAATCTGATTGATGCCGTAGCCTTTGTAGAGGCGAGCCGAGAACGAAAGCCCGGTTTTTTCGTCAAACAAAGTGGCGATTTCCTCGCCAGCGTCTCCGCCTGGAGGTTGAGCGGGTGGACGCATGGCAAGCTCGATAGCAGAGCGGTGGAATCCGACGTTTGCGGTATAATTGTTGCCAACCGTAATTGCGTTGTTGTCAGCAATCGCACCGCGCAAGCCTGGGTGATTAATCGTCACCACGTTGGATGCAAGGGCATTGCCTACCACGTAGTTAAAGCCAGAACCTGCACCGCTCGCAAAGGTGATGATATCGCCCGCAAGGATAGTGCCTGTCCCGGTGTCGGTAGTGATGGCACGGCTTCCGGTAACAAGTCCGGTTTGGTTAACGAGGTAGCCTGATCCAGTGCCTTTTGTATGAGCGCGGATTCCAGCCGATGCGCGGATGGAGAAACCAGAAACATTCAGAAGCTCGCCACGGCGCAAGGTTGCATCGCTTCCAGCTTCGTTCGCCTTAGTAAGCGTCGAGAGGTTGCGGAGGTTGGTTCCTGCGGTGGTAGAGATTGCCAAGGAAAGCTCTCCGTCGTCCATGGAGCAACCGTTATCTTCGAGGATCTGGCGAAGCTCGTTGATGGTGTTAAAGTTAGATGCGAATGGAGCGGTCCCGGCGGTTCCGACAGCGCGACTCGATCCTTGATAGGCGGCGGTTGCGATTGCCACTTCGATTTGATTTCGAATCTGGCGGATGGCTTGAGCGTAAAGCTGAGTCAGTGCCAACTCTGCTCCGACGGTGTTTGCCAGTTGCAGGAATTGCTCGCCCTTCAGAGGGATGCTAGACCCGGCGTAAGAGCCAAGGGTCAGCGAGTCAACTGAAGTGGTGATATCAGCGGCATCCGGCACGGTCATCGCTGGCGTGTAGGAAGTCTCAAGCGTTGGCTGAGTGCTGCGCATTGAGGTAACTGTGCCACCAGACGAAACACCCTCGGTGCCGCCGTTGGTGATGACGCCTTGCGAAAAGGCTGTTGGCTCAGCGACAACTTGATCGCGAGCGACGTATAGGATTTCAGTGAGTCCCGAGAGTGAGATATCGTTGGCCATGGTGGTAGTTAGTTAGATTTGAGATTGTTGGTTTGATTAGTCTGTCAGCTTCCCGCCGTTGCGAATGTATTCATTTCGTTCTGTGGCGGGGAGGCTATTAAAAGCGGCACGGTCCATGCTGTTTGAGATTGGCGCGTCAGGTTCGACAGCGGGAACAATCTGCGCGGCAGCAAGGCCAAGTGATCGCTCAAGGCGGTTTAAAGCTTCGCGCTCGGCAGCGAGTGCGGTGATTGCATTGTCACGCTCACGGGCAACCGCATCGAAACGAGCTTGTAGGTCATTAAACTTTGCCATGATTCCATCGGCTCCGGCGATAACTGCAACAGGGGCAGTTGGCTCAGGCTCAGGAGTTGGGGCGGGTTCTGGCTCCGGCGTAGGTTCTGGAGTCGGCTCAGGCTCGGGAGCTGGTGTAGGCTCGGGAGTTGGCTCGATTGGTTCTGGAGTTGGCGCGGGATTGCTCATCACAATTTCGCTAGGTGTCAAATTCTGCGGAATGTTTTTGAACTTTCCGATACAAGCAAACTTGTTGGCACTCGCCGCCATTGCATAGGCTTCAGTGATCTCATCAATGAACCCAGCGGCCAATGCTTCATCCGCTGTCATCCACGTTTCAGCGTCCATCCATTCTTGAATTTGCTCGGCAGTTTGGCCGGACTTGGCAACGTAGGCATTTACGATTCCTGTTTGAATTTTTTCCAAAAGGTCTGCTTGTTCGCGCATATCATCGGCATCTCCAATGGATAGGCCCCACGGGTTATGGATCATGAAAAATCCGTTAGCTGCCATCTTGACTGGTGATCCTGCGAGCGCAATAACCGTAGCCATGCTTGCGGCTAGCCCTTCGATCTGGACCGTTACGCCGCCTGGGTGTCTCTTGAGCGCGTTGTAAATCGCGTTACCATCAAATACCTCGCCACCGGGGGAATGGATGCGCAAAAGGATATTGTGCGACGGATCAACGCTTTTTAGATCGGTGATGAATTGCTTTGCGGTGATTCCCCAATATCCGATTTCATCGAAGATTGAGATTTCAGTTTGCGATTGTTCCGCCTTTGCGGAGATGGAATACCAAGTTTTCACGGTGTTACGATTTGAGGTTGAGGTTGCGCTGTTTGCTGGATTGGAAATACTTCTGACAGGTTAAGCCCTGCCGCTTCACACTTTGCCTTGCGGCGTTTGAACGTTTCGATGATTTCATCTTCTTCGCTCTCAGCGTCTAGGCCGTGGAGGTTGCAATATCGCTCGAAACTCATCAGCCCCTTTTCAAGCAAGTCGATGTAAAGACGGCCATCGCGGCCATTGTCCACGGTGATTTTTTTTGGCGGGATGAACTCACATTGCCACCAATCATCACCGGGATATGGCAAACGGCCTGCTTTGATTTCCTGATATATCCAGAACTTCCAGAAGGGGCGGCAGAATTGATCGACGAGCATTTGCTGGAGACGCTCCAGGAAGTTCTGAGCGACTTCTAGCAACCCACGAAACTCTGTGCCGGATGCGCCGACGAAGATCATCAAAGCTTCAGGAGGCAGTCCAATCGCCCGCGCAACCTCGCCCATGACATACCTCATAAACGGCTCAAAGGATTGCCCTGGGTGTTCGTTTTTGAAGCTCTCGATCTTTTCTCCCGGCTTTAGCTTGGGAATCATCGTGCCGTTGTAAAGCGCATCGGTGTTTAGCTCCTCAGTCTTTGAAACTTCAATCTTCTTTGCGCCAAGACCCATTGAAACGGCCTCTGCCGACGTGATAGAATACCCGATCTGTGCGCCTGCCTTAAACGCGCCCTTGGTGTAGGCTAGTATCTCACTTAAATCTTGCAGGTTCATTGCGGCCCCATGGAGCCAGCTCACCCCGCGCACGTAGCCTGATCGGCGGATGTGGCGGAATTGCATCATTTGGTTTGCAGGAACGTCTGTAAATTCGTTGCGCATCCGGTCCGTGTGGACTCGAAAAGAAACGGGCGCGCCAAACTTATCGACCTTCACGCCGTCGTAAGAGTTTGCATCGCGGGCATAGTCTCCGCCTACGGACTCAGCCCCGATGAATCGGCAGCGTGCGCCGTTGGAGCCTGTCACAAGGAATTGCGCGAAGAAGTCCCCATCGCAGGCGACTTGTCTGAGGATGAGCGATTGCGCCCCGTAAAAGTTGACCTGCGCCCCGGCATCGAATGCCCATGCCTCCGCACAAGCTCGGTTCTCAAACGCACGTTCGGCTAGTCGATTCCATTCAGGGTTTGAGGTGCGAGCCTTGCAAACGATGCCCGTCCCGACTGCCCGTTGCGCGAGGTGTTCGATGAGGTATGCGCCGACTCCGGTGTTATTATAGATCCATCGGCACTTTTCGAGAATCTTAAGGCGCGTCTGCGGGGGTAGCTCACGCTTGGGGTCAACGGTATTCAGAAAAATGACTCCGCGCTCTGTGGACTGTTCAGCGGCTTCAAATGCTGCCGCCTTGATCGTGCCAGGCTTTCGTCCTGCCCCGGCCCTTACGCCGCCCCTGTTTGATTTTTTGATTTCAGCCACGAAATCAATCGGCATGTCAAAACTTAGACAGGCGAAGTAAACCGATCTCGCACTAGCACGCTGCCAAGCTGCCTGCCGTTTGGACCTTCAGCAAGGATTTCTTCGATGGCTTGGAGGAGCAAGGCCTTTGGAAAATTGACCTGCCCGCTTGAGCTAGTTCCTTCTGCCGAAATGCTGGTAATGGTAACGGTTTCGGTTGCCTCTGAGTAACATGCATCGGCCAAGGTTTCAAGTTCGTGAGCGCATTTCGTGCGACGTAGGTATGCTTTGATCCCGGCGATGTTGTCCATGCAATGGGCATGAAGTCAAAAAAGCCCGCCCCGATTTCTCAGGACGGGCTAGCTTTCCAACTGCATCGGCTTCTTACGCCGGACAACGTGCGATGCGGTGCTTGTCCAGTGACCCTTATTGGCAGCGCCGCCTCATGGTTTGGGTCTCGGTCCCGGTGGGTCGCTTCTCTTTCGATACGTGCTTGTCACCGCTGGAAAATGTAGCGAGTCTCTCCTCGCTGTCACGCTAGATTATTCCCCTTGTCCGTGGCGTTTCGGCTTTTACCAAGATAGGACGGGAGAGCTTTCGGCCAATTTATTTCGCTTTAAGATCACCAGTTTGTCACGGCGTCCCGCAACGGAGGGAGATTTACCCGATGGGCGGGGGGTAGTCAAATGAAAAATCCCGCCAAGTGTGAGCCTAGCGGGATTTGTGGGGTGGACTAGCTTTTAATCATGTCCAATCTCCATTTTAAAATTTATTCTTGCTTTCTTTTTTGATCTTGTGCCGATGCGTTTAAATTCAGATTCCAGTATCTCGTATCCGCATTGACTTCTATCGCCTTCAATTCCTAATCCGTAATAGTTTCCTGGCTCATCCATCAAAACCCAATAGAAATCCACTTCATTAATTTCGCAATAATGAAACATGAAAAGATCAATAATTTCATCCGTCATCTCGCCTTTTATCCACCATTTAGCAAAAATCATGAATCTTGGAATATCTGACATAATCATCCCGCATTCATCCATCAAATGAACGCCTTTTGGAATTTCTAGATTTTCCCTAAATTCATTAACTTTTGAGCGCATGGGACTGAAAAGAGCAAAGCGCTTGGGCGAAGTTGGAGCACGTGGCGGCGGCACTAATAGCACGCCACGAATCCACACGCCTGTTGCGTTCCGTGAAATTCTTTTATCCATGGCATCTTCGGTCTAATTCTTCAGGACATGCCAAGCCACATGACAAAGCTTGACCGCATCCATAAAGTGATCGTTCCTGACTTCCTTCCAAATAAAAACCTGCCCGCTCGGGGTTTTTCTCGGGACTAGCTTTTGACCCTTCAGACCAGCTGCGAAATCCTTTGTGATCTTGCGCGGGATTTGAATCCTTGGCTTGGCGTCCTTGATCCGATCAATAAACAGATCTGTCTTGATCGAGTGATCGACGAACGTGTAAAGCACCACGCCGGGGAATTGCTCGATGACTGTCTTTGAAATCTTGCTGCCAAAAGTCGCTTTTGATCCCTTGGCCGGATGGAAGAATCCTCCCGAGTCCATGCATACCTGATAGACCCGATAGGTCGCCCATCCTGAGTCAATCAATCCGCACTCAGCCTGCACCGTTGCGCCCGATGGCGTGAGATACTCCTTGCCTATAAGTTGCAGCAAGTCCTCAACTGCCAGCGTCGTTCCGTAGTCGATGACATAGCTTTGCCCGTCACCGTCGAATGCTGTCACCGTCCAATGCTGCTGCTCCTGCCCTACGTCCGCGCAAAGGACCACGTTTGCAGGGTTGTCGATAGGACAAGTGCCCTGGTCATATTCACCCGACAAGCCAAGGATACGGGCATCACCGATAGAAGTCTCTACCTGCTCCCACGGCATCGCCATTGTCGAGTTGGTGAAGTCCTGGAGTCCATTCAGCGTCTCGCAATCCCGCAGAAACTTAACCGCCAGCGCCCCAAACGAACATGACCGCCAAGGCGCATAAAGTGAGTTGAGATGGAATGATCGAAAACCTTTTTGCGCTGTTGGATTCATCGCCTCCCAAACGCCAAGTGATAGAGCCTCGATCTTCTGGCCGTCATTGATCTTCTCGTGGCAGTGCTGGCACTCGTAATGCGCGGACTCCTCGACTCGGGACATGTCCCACTTTCCATCGGACTTTGCCTCCTTGTCCCACTTGACTTGCTCCCAGAGAAGTTCAATGCGCTCGCCGCAACACGGGCAGGGTATCATATACTTTTCCTGAGTGCCTTTGAGAAACTCCTGCCAGATAGGACCATCAACGGTTGTGGGGGTCGATGTCTTTACCCGCAACGCTCCGACGAAAGACTTGGTTCTGTTCTCGGCCAGGTGAAGTGCGCTAGTCTCCTGATCGGTTTCCTTGTTGAATTTATCAACCTCGTCTAAGTTAAGCAAGCCAGCGGGGCGAGATGCTAAATTGGCCGGGGAGTTTGATCCGACAAAGTTGCCAGTGCATCGCTTGAAGTGCTGTTCTAGGTTCTTGAACTTGTTTGGGTTCGATGGCTTCTGAGCTTGGAGAACCGGACTGTCATCGAAGAGCGGCATCCATCGCGTCTCAGAGAATGACTTCGCCAGTCCCTCGGTTGGCATTACCCACACGAACGGTTGCGGCTTGTTAACCACTCTCCACGCAGTCCCTACTTGAATCATCGTGGTCTTGCCTAGCTGAGTCCCGAACACTAGCACAAGGTCGCTCACGTCAACGTCGGCAAAGCATTCGAGCGGCTCGTTTAGGTAGGGAGTCATTGCCGTGCTGAATGCTCCCGGCATCTGGGTTTGCCGCTCGGATAGAATGATTTCATCATGCGCCCACTCTACGACGCCGCGCCGATCTATCGGGGAATAGATGGAACGGATATGCTCACGGAGGTTTTGAGCGGCGGGAGTCATGATCTATGATTCGCGCCTTGCTCTAAAAACGGCTCCCAGAATCCATCGACCTCCTCGACATAGAATCGACGGATGCCAGTATCCGTCTTTACGAATGCTTGCGCAAATTCGTTGATCCGTAATTTGAAACGTAGCTTTCCTTCTGGGAATCCTCTTGGCGGCTTTGCGTCTGTGATTGAAAAGACTAGGTTTGGTCCGTGAATGATTGCGGCCATGGTTCTTGTTTGGTTAAATTCCTTTCCTGATTACTTCCGTCAGAGTGTCACACCATGCCGCCAAGGTTGCTTCAATGGCTTTCTGTGGCTGATTGTAAAGCCGGGGAGCGAGGGTCTTTGGCATTACCTCCAGCATCTGCTTTGACGCGATGTGCGGACGGCTGGCGATGTCCTTTGCCTCGTCAAAGAATAGGAGGATTCCTTCGTCGCGTTGCCACTCTTTGAAGTCGCGCTCTGCCTTGTGGCGGTTGTTCCGGCTGGTGATGTAGATCTGATTGGCCTTGCGGATGTCCTCGATGCTGCCGCCGTTGCGCTTGGTTTGCACTAGCTCATTGTAGCCGACTTTCTCGGCCATGCGGGCGCGGCGCAGTGATTGGCGCGGCGTGTTGTCCTCGTCTGCCGGCTCATCGTGGCTTCCTTCGTGCGGGGCTGGTTGCGGCGGGTCTGGCGTATCATCGGTGGATTGATCCGATTGTGATGGTGGAGGTTCTTGCGGAAACTGTGCGGACTTGCGGGGCTTTACTGCCTTTGGTTCAGGCGGTGGCGTTCCTGCCTGACCACGCTTGGCCCGGGGTTTCGCGTAGATCTCCCGCCATGCCTGCGCGGCCTGCGTTGAGGTGGTCGGCATTCCCTTTGAAACTAGGCGTGACACCACGCTTTTGTTGATGCCTAGCGCGTTGCTTAACTCAGTGACTCCCATCGCTTATGCAACGATGTCAAACTAAGCAACATTTTCAGGAATGACGAGAGTCTTTCAACAC